AGCCCACTGTCATTCCACTTGAATAGACATCCAAGCGATAATTACCAGCATCTAATTTTAAAGTCTCTATAGGTATGAAAAATGTAGTATTTTGTGTGGCAGTGCCCTCAAAAAAGAGCACACCGTCATTGCAAGTTGCAACTACGCCATTTTTAGAGCCGTAATAATCTATAAAAGTAATTATTTGATCTGCGCCATTAAAAGTCAGCTCTTTTTCAGTTAAGCACTTTTTAAAAGGTTGCACGTGCATTGTAACAGAGGCGGTTTTAAAGCGAATCAGCCGCTCAAAATCTATTTGTTTCACAATTTTGTACTGGTAAACCATAGACGGCTCGTTCGAAAAAGTTACAGTGCCCTCTGAGTTTAAAAACCCTATAACCTGGTTAACCACTGACTTGTCGGTTATTCCTATGTCAAAAGTTTTGTCATAGGCAGCATAACCTAAGTCGGTGATTATGTCTCCGTCCCGACCGTCTATTTCTTCTATGCTTGTACGCATTTGCGGCTTTGTAATAGGTGGTAAATTTTGAATCAGCAGACCATTTATAGTTTTGCTACTAACTCCGTTTAAAATTATGTGCGGAAACATCTTGCCTCCTTTTTGTTAATTTTTTACGCATAAATTGCTTTACTAACAGTTTTTCTAATAAATCTTCCCATGTTTTCATCGTCCATTTCTACAGTCATGCCCGAAAGAGCCTCTTTAAAGGCGTCAACAGCCTCTGTATAAGTAAACTTTTCGTATTCATCTATGCCATTTACTTTTTTAGAATTTAAATTTCCTTCTATATCCCAGCTGGTAGGTATCGCGTCTTTCATCTCGCTAGTTACATTTTTCATTTCATCTGAAAAACCAACACCAATACCTTCAGCCAAAGGTTTACCAACTTTGTCTCTGAAAAGTTTTGACGGAGAATTTATGCCAAATAGATGCATTATGAATTGTGTAACATTTCCAACCCATTCAGAAATTTTGTTTTTAATCCAGTCAAAGCTATGAATTATGCCATCCCATATACCTTTAACAATACCAATACCTATATCCAAAAGTTTTCCAGGGAGCTCCCACAAATACTGTAAAATTGCGCCTGCTAATTTTCCAGCTGCTTCAACAACAGATCCTATACTAGAAAGTAAACCCTGGACTAAAGCCCCCACAAGTTTGATGCCGGACTGGATTAATTCAGGGAGTTTTTGTATTAACATACTTACAAGTTTAAATATAATCTCCGGCATCATCATAATAAGTTTTGGCAAAGCTTTTATAATTCCCTCTATCAGCGAAAAAATAATTTCTACACCCGCTTCTAGAACCACAGGGAGGGTATTTATAGCATTTTCAGCAACGTCTAAAATAATTTCAGGAATCATGTCTATTAAGTCAGGCAAAGCATCTGATATTCCCTTTGCTAAGGTTTTTATTAGTTCCCAAGCCGCTTTGGTTATTTGTGTCATATTTTTAAACCAAGTATCAGATAAATCCTTAATAATTTTAGGCATCATTGCTATTAATTGAGGCAAAGACTGAGTTATACCATTTATTAAAGCAAGTATAATTTTCAAACCGACATCTATCAGTTTTGGTAAAGCAGAAAGCAAAGCCGAAAGAATTTGTGGTATTAACCCCGAAAGAGCGTCTATGATGCGAGGTAGAACATCTAATATGGCATCTAAAGCCGTTGATACTGCATCTATTAAAATTGGCAAAGTTTCTTCTATTAAAGGTGGGACTATCTCTATGATTTGAGGTACTAACGTAGTTAAAATTTCGCTAGCAGCTGGACCTATGCTTTTTATAACGTTTTGTACAACTGGGATTAAATTTTTACCTAAATTGATTACTGATTCTACCAAATTATTAACCAAAGGCGTTAAGTCTCCGCCTTTAGCTAAACCCGTTAAAAGATTCTGCCACGCACTTTTTGTGGCGTTCATAGATCCTTCTATGGTTTTTTCCGCTTCCTTTGCGGTGGTTCCAGTAATTTGCAATTCACCTTGAATTACGTGAATAGCATTAAAAACGTCATTTAGGTTGCCTATGTCATAATGAACGCCTGTTATTTTTTCAGCATCGGCTAAAAGGCGTTCCATTTCTGATTTGGTGCCACCATACAAATGTGTTCACACAAACTCGCTAGGTTTGTGCCGTTTATACAACTGCTGCATGTCACCATGCAGTTCAGACTATCTCTTCACTTTAAAAGTGCCCTGCGCTTCCATCCGCTTGGATGTACTCTACTTGCTCTCGCTTTCGTTAGTCGTTACACGTTTTCTTTTTTTACAGTATTCAAATCTATACCCTCTAGTTCTCCCTCTAAGACCTATACTATTTTGTTTTAGCATTTGTGAAATGTTAGATATAGAACATTTAAAAAAATTAGCTGCTTCCGTTACAGACTTAAAAAACTTCATTTCCACTAAATTTCCCCAAGAAATATGCCCCCCACCTCTTTTTTTTCGTATTTCTTCGTATCGCAGGGCTTTTATCAATTCATTTCTAACACCAAGATTATTTTCACTATAACTACACCATTCTAAATTAGTTATAGAGTTGTTTAATCTATTACCATCGATATGATTTATACAAATTTTATTATTAGGATTAGGCAAAAAAGTCTCAGCTATAAGTCTGTGAACAGCATATTTTTTTCTGACGTTTTTGTTGTAGAGGTCAACGTAGAGATATCCATTTTTGCAGAAAGAGGGTTTTTTTATTTTTCCTGAAAAATTATTTCTAATTTTTCCTTTTTCATTAACAGAATAATTAATATTTTTTTGAATATTAACCCACATGTGCCCTCCATTTATGTAAAAAAAGAACTTCGCACGGTATTGGCTTAAATAAAGCGTTTCACCGTTTTCACAGGGTTTATACTCGGCTAAGTTTACGCCCACCGAGTTTTAGGTTATCTAACATGGTATAATTTTGCTTTGCAAACCCTTGATAGGCATTCTGAATAGACTCCATAGAAGTACCCATCTTATTGGCGTTATCAGCCATGTCTTTAACAGCCATATCACCAACTTCAGCGACTTTAGCAGTATCTCCACCCAAAGATTGCATGAGGCTCGCTGAAAATCCGGTAATTGTCTCCATGTACTGGTTTGCGCTTAAACCAGCTGATTTATACGCGTTATTTGCATAATTTTCTACAATCCCAGCACTTTCGCCAAAAAGAGTTTCTACACCACCTATTAGCTGTTCATAATTTGCAAAATTTTCTACGGCGTTTTTGCCTAGATTAAATATAGATTTTGCTAACCTTCCGACCGCATCTATGGCTTTGGAAATATAATTGCTGTATAAATCTGACAAAGTACCTTTAAAAACCGTAAATCCATCTTTTGATGCATTTTTTGCCTCTTTGCCAGTCTCATTTGTTTTTTTACCTAAAGAGTCCATCTCTTTGGTGGTTTTGTTGATTGTGGTCTGCGCATTATTTAATGTAGTTTTAACGCGACTTAACTCTTTTTCATTTTTACCTAACTCCGTGTTTTCAGCATCTATTTTGCTGTTAAGCTCTGCTACTACTTCTTTCTGCTTTTTATATTCTGAAGATGTTGGACCCAGCGTTTTTTTTATATCTTCAAGTTTTGATTTTTCATAATCTCTTTCTGCCTTTAATTCTGTTAACTTTTTTTTGTTAGTTTCTACTGCATCTGAGTATTTGCCATACTCAACATCTAGCAACCCATATAAGCTTTTTTGTTTTTCAAGAACTGAATTATATTGTTCTGTCGTATTAGCTAAATCCTGCTCAGATTTGTCGCTGTTTGCAAAGCTGGAAGAAATGGCATTCAGCTCACTACCTGTTTCACTAAGCTCCATTTTTATTTGGTCTAAAGATTTTTTGTAATCTTCCCCACTACTAGCAGCTTTTTGGGTTTCATTTGTAGATTCTTCCGTGGCATCGCTCAGTGAATTCATCTGTTGCGTGGTCTTATTAATCGCAGTTTCAGTGTCGTACATAGTAGTTTTAACACTACTCATTTGTTTTGTGTTTGTATCTAAGCTTTTGTTTTCAGAATCTATTTGTTTTTGTAGACCTGCAACCACTTTAGCTTGGTTTTCATATTCTACAGATGAATCACCGTATTTTTGCTTTATCTCCTCTAATTTAGCGGCTTCTTCATCTCTTTCTTGTGTTAATTCAGCTATTTTTTCTTTGTTGGAAGTAACTAGCTTTGAATAACCATCATATACACCATCTAAAGAGCTCAAAATACTTTTTTGTTGATCAAGTACTGAATTATATCGCTCCGTGGTATTTATCACAGCCTGTTCAGATTTATCGCTGTTAGCAAAACTTGAAGATATAGCATTTAAAGCGCTTCCAGCCTCTCTTAGTTCTTGCCTTATTAAAGATAGAGCTCTTTTATATTCATCCGCACCACCAAGTTTTATAGTCCCACCAAGTCCTGACGCCATATTTTGCCTCCTTTCTTAAAACCACTCTTCAGATTTTTGTACTTTTTTCTTTAATTTTGCATAGGTTGTCCGACTTTTATTTAGCATAAGTTCTAAATCAAAGTCTTCTTTGTAGTGGTTGTAAAGTTTTAAAAAAGTTGTAAGAGTTATTCTGCCTGCGTTTTTATAATTAAATCCCAGCTTTTTTACGCAAATAAAATAGATCCACGAAAAATCAATCACTGGGTCTTCATCTTCGTGGATTATGCGTTTTTTTCGTCACTTTTAGTGCTCTTAACTACCGTGTTATTTAGTTCCTTCGTCATTTGACCTAAGCCTATATTTGTAATTAATCTACCAACTTGCTTTAAAGTAAAATGTTTTTTATCTGTGCCTTTTTCTTCATTTTCTATGTCTATTGCCTCATTTAGCATTGCAGTGTAGCCAAAAATTATAGCTTTTGCATTAACTTCACCTTTAGACCCATCTGTTAATTCACCCCACTTTGCTACAGAACCGTATTTTTCCTGTATTTCTTCCATTACGTTTAAGTTAAAAATTATCTTATAAGTCTGCCCATTAAAAAGAATTTCACCGCTAACGTCTTTCATTTACACCTCCATTTTTGTGGTACAATTCTGTTGTCACCCTCTTTGTCCCTCGCATTTAAAGGGTGTCTTTCTTAACTAATTTTTGCTTAACTTGTTGGTAGTAAATATCGATTCCTGAATTATTCCAGGTATCTTTTTTTGCTTTTTGTGGTATAATAAAAAGGTTGTGAGGACTTGGTCAGTCTTCGCGGAAACTTATTTCTGTTGTGGTTGTTCGCTTATAGTAAAACGAACGGCCACATTTTTTTAACAGAAAACAAATAATCCTGCGAAAGAACTGCAAGATATGTCTCATAGGCCTCACCTCCTCCGCGAAAGAATTTAATGTTCGAGCGAAGGGGAGCGCCACGAAGACAATCCTCACAACCTAAATTTATTTTAACACATCAAGCGGGGGTTTTAAAGCCCGCACCTACGGCTTTGGCGCTGCTAAAAGACTCTCTAAGTAAGTTATAGCTGCAGACTTAGTATCAAATTGCTCTGTTTCAGACCATTTACCATCGCTTAAAGCTGCTATAGTACCTTCAAGCTCATATGTACCAAATTCTGTACTTTCGCCTCTTGTATTATTTTCAGCCTTCGGCTCTGAAAACTTAACTTTGTACAAAAACTCGACTTTGTATTTGTAAGCACCGTTTATCATCTTAGTAACTACGCGTCCTAAGCCAACATAAGGTGCTACATCATTAACATTTCGAGTCATTACAGAAGATGTTACTGTGTGACCTAAAAGTTCAGCCATAGTGTCTATGTCTTCTTCATCTATGCCTATAGTGATTGTGCCACTTTGAAAAGATGTATCACTTTCTGCCAGGGCGTCATCTGCGTAAAGCATAGCGCTGTTGTTAGATATATCAACACTGCAACTAATTGCCTTTCCAGGGCTCTTAGCACCCGCATAAGTAGGCCCTGATACTGTTTCTGTTAAAACCGAATACCTAAAGTTAGTTAAACCAATTTTTGCCATATTATTCGCTCCTTAAATATGAAAAATTTAATGTTATAAAGTAATAACCTGTGTCTGGGTCGTATAAATCGCCACTTGAGCGGTCTACTTCCCATAAAAAATCATTTTGTTTTAGTACACTTTTTACAGCATCAACAATTTTGGTGTAATTGCCTTTGGAGTAAATACTAAAATCATAGTAATCAACGTAATTTTCCAGTTCATCGTCAGCTGTGAAAGCCCTGTCCATGCTTTCTTTTTGCCAAACTACATACGGCTCGCCATGCCCTTCGTAATGTAAAAATTTAACAGGTATTGACTTGCCATCTACTGAAAAATTACTAAAAATTCTTGTGATTAATTCATTCATTTGAACATTCCACCAGTCGCTTTAACAAACGCCGTATAAAAAGCGTCTGTGATTTCTTTTTTCTTAAAAGATTTTCTGAAAAACTTTTGCTGTGGATAGTGGTGATTATGCCGACCATACTCAAAGAGATTTGCAACCAGTGGCGCAGGTGTTTTTTTGCCTAAATGATTTGTGTAGTAGCCATCAACTACCATAACTTTTGCATTGATAGCACCGTCACTAGGTGTCTTGTAAACTTTAGATACACAAATACAGTTTTTAAAATTGCTATTTTTTAGCGGCGCAGGCAAGTTGTTTAAAACGTTTTTGTACGCAACTTGCGCACCGGCTTTTACCATTTCACCGCAGATTTTTTCGGTATCTTTTTCTAGTTTCTCAATTTCTTTTATCAGCTCTGTTGGCATTTTTACCTGGAATTTAGCCATTAAAGAGTTACCTCTTTAGCTTGAATTTCAAGCTCTACGTTTTCTTCATTCACATTATTTAAATATTGAATTGTATAAGTTTTGCCTCTAAAAGAAATGAGCATATCACGTGTAATCTCTGTCACAGGATACCGAATGGTAAAATTTGTAAACGCTTTTTCAAAATCTGTTCCGTTTGCGATTAAAGTAAAACCCTTAGTAGTTTTGACGCTAGCATAAGGCTGCAAAATTATATTGTTAATGGTAGTTTGAAAACCGTCTTCATCTTCTACGACCTGAGTGCTATAAATTGTAATCTGCTTATTATATTTCCCGGCATTAATCATAATAAATTCACCGAATGTAGATTTAAAATGGCTTCCACCACTCTATTTAAGTTTTTAGAGTCAACATACATTGTACGGTTGTCCCACATGTCCTGGCAAAGCACAAACACCACAATCACAAAATCCTGGTAATTATCCAGCTCTAAGGCTGTGCGCCCGGTATACTCAACAATAAACCTTTTAGCAACTTCCAATATATTTTTTAGAGTGTTTACATCGGAAGATGTTGTCTCATACAGTCTTAAGTACGAGGCAACATCCTGATAGGTTATATCGCTGACTTTAGAGATTTCATTCATTCGCCACCACCAACACTTACAACCACCTGTGCATACTGTGACACGTCATATGTCCCGTCTTCTGTAATATCTAGGCTTCCAGAAGGTCCTGGAACTGCCACGCTAGCTGTAGCATACTGTGCAACATCAATGTTTGTGCCGTTTTCAGTAATCTCAATATTTCCAGTCGGTTCTGGGACCGCTACAGTAGCTGTGGCATAATCAGCAATATCAATCCCCGTGCCATTTTGAGTTAATTCAATGTTGCCTGTTGGTTCAGGGACTGCCACGTCTGCCTTCGCATATTGCGCAACATCAATATCCGTGCCATTTGCAGTAATTGTTTTGGTTCCTGTTGGAGTAATCAAAGTGTATTCTTCGACTAAACCTTGAGAAATCATTTCTGCGCCTGTTTCGCTTGTAGTTTCAAAAACTGCACCACTTGAAGGCGAAAAAAAGGCGCCGTTTAAAAAACGCGTAAACGGCTTTAGAGCTTTTACAAACATTATTTTTTACCTCCTTTTTTAGTTTTTACCCCGGGTTTGCTTTTTTCGATTTTTACGTAAGGCATTATATGCCCGGCTTTTGTTAAATCTCTAATTAAAGCTTGATCCGTCAACTCTCGGATTTCGTCTTTAGCCATGCTAATAGCTCCGCTAAAGGAGTTTAGCGCTTTATATTTCATTTAAAAGCCCCCTTTAAGCAGAAGCCATCACTAATTTAGCAATTTTTTGAGCGTCTTCAACTTTAGAATCAAACTCAAACCAACCAATTACACCGATCGCGTGTTCATCTGCATATTTTTCACGCAAAACTTCAATGCTGAGTTCTTCACTAAATTTAGTTGCAAGACCTCTAAAGTCGCCATAGAAGATCGCATTTTTGCCAGCAGCCATATCAGGCATGTTGTCAGAAACATATACAGGTTTGCCTAACAGCGTGGTGCCAAACGGGCTCGAAACATCGTCATTTAAGAGATAATACCCAGTTGTAGCTTTTAAAAGCCTTAGAGCCGTTCTAGTAGCAGGAGACATAATCCAAATAGCATTGTCTTGGAATTCATCTTTGACTCTATCATGCAGTTGCACAACCTCATCAGCTGTTATAACCGTCTGCGATGCGGCTGTTATATAGTTTGTTAAACCATAAAGACCTAAAACTTTTGATGGAGTTGAAGGCGGATTGCCAGGTGTTCCGTTTAATAGCTCATTTTCTATAAATCTTTTTATAGCATAAGCCATTTCATCAACTACGAAAGCTACAATATCAAACTGAGAATTGTTAATTAAAGACCTGGAAATTTTTGTCAAAGCACCTGCCAAGTAACCTGTTAAAGTAATTGAATCAAATTTTCCGGAAGAACTTGTTAAAGCCGAAAATTCGTCTTTGTAAGCCACTGTAATAGTTGTCGTGTCAACATCATAGTATGGGAGCTCTAAAGTGCCTTTAACATTGTATTTAGTTGACCTATCTAGAATTGGACAAATATTGTAGACTTTTTTGATTATCCTGTTAGCAATTGTAGTTGGAACAACTGCGCCATTATCATCGAAAGTCATATTTGTACGCTCATTAGTAACTCTACCTCTAAGAAAATCCTCGAAAGCCCGGGTTTCTTTAACTTCCTGACCACATTTTGCGCGTGTATCTTCGCTCATTTCTTCTTTTGGCTTTTCACCATTTTCTTCTTCACTTGCAGGTGCCATTTTTTTACCATTGCCACTACCTTCACGGTCAAAAAAGTCATCTAAATCTAAAGCCTTAACAATTTTCCGGACATTGTCGCGGATTTCAGCAAGTTCAGCCATTTCAGCGTCTGTTAACTCACGGTTTTCAGCCTTTGCTTTGTTTAAAGTTTCTTCTGCCCTTGTAACTAAATCATTTTTCTTTTCTAAAAGTTCTTTTTGGTTCATAAATTAAAATCCTTCCTTTTTTAAAAAATATTTTTAATTTCTTGAATTATTTTTTCATATTTTGAGTAGTCAATTTTATCTATAATAGGGTCGGGCAGATGGTCAGTCTCTGCCCGAGTTGTACTTACAGTGTTCTTTATGTCTAGCTTTACTAGTAACGGCTCGCTGCGATACTGAATTTTTTCATCGCTCCGGGCTGTTATTAGGTTTCCTTCATATGCAGGAATTTTTTCACGGTCCAAAACAGAAACTTCGTATAAATCCAGATCTTTTACCGCCCTAGTTGGCAAGCCGTTTTCAAAGCTGTTTTCTACGTCAACGTCAGAAAAACCAAAAGACCAACCCACTAAATCACCGTTTTTAGCTTTTTCTACAACCTCAGGGTCTGTAATTATTGCACGGGCTTTAAGACCTATAGAATCTTCGTATAGCTCTAAATTGCCTTTTTTAGTGGAGCCTAAATCTCTGTTCCAGTCGTGGTTTAGAAGAATATGAATATCATCATTTCGATCTATAGCTCTTTTAAAGGCACCCTTACAGATCCGCTCTATAAATTTACCCATCCGGCTCAAAAGTGGCTTTGAGTTTCTTTCCACGGCGTTGACGTAACCTTCAATTTCTACTTTGTCTTCCCTAAGCGTTATATCCAATTTTTCACCTCCTTATTTCTAATTTTTGTAATATAATGTGATCGGTTGAACGTCTTAGCACTAGTTTTCTCCAAAACTAACTATTCAATAAAACATTCAATCAAAAACGCAGCCTCATAAGCTGTGCTTTTTTTACTTCTCATAGAGATATTTACTCCACTCGGGATTTTGATTTTTGATAAAAATACGTGTATAAACAGCTTGAACGATTTCATTGCCGTTCCTGTAATAATCATGAATCATGTCATTTTTTCTTATCGTAGGGCAGTTCCCAAAAGTAGAGCCGGTTCTCCCGTTCATCTTACCGTTTTGATGATACCCTACGTAACTGCTATAGTCTTTGTTTTGATTTAAGTCACAAATAAAGTGTGATCCAGATATTCCCACAATCTCAAACTGCTCCGGGCAATACTTGTCCATAAATGTAATCGGCACACCCATAACACCGGGGTAGTCACAGGGTATGTCGGCTACTTTGTCTACATTTATGGCATCGTAGTTGTCGTACTTTGGGTATTTTTCTGGGGTGTAATGTTTTTTGCTTAAATCTAAAGGCTTAACTTTGTAATTTGCTTTTAAGTTTGTAAACCAGCGGATATTCCCAAATTTTTTTGGTTCTAAACTAAAAGAAGTTTTAAAACTAACACTTTTACAACTTGCACCAATCCAAATTTTATTTTCTTTTAAAAAAGGAAAAACTTCTTTAAAACTTATAGCGGTTTGATTACCTAACATTAAAAATTTCTTATCGTACTCCATTAATTGCGCCAAAAATTTCCTCCACAAAGAAAACGGCGGGTTGGTAACTACAATGTCTGCTTCTTTTAAAAGTTCAATGCACTCGGGAGAACGAAAGTCTCCGGCAGGGTAATTTTTGTTTTGGTTTTTAATCAGAACTATTCCCACTTTCTTCAAAAGCCGTGTCTACCTCTTTTGCTTCGATTAGATTCTGGATTTTTTCATCTGTCATTTCTGACGTCGAGTTTGTATTTGGCGTGTAGTATTGATGCGTCTTTGTATCATACAAAACAGCACCTAACCCAACGTTTACAACATCCAAGCCCTCTATATACTCCATGTTTTCGGCTTTTCTGATCTCATTAATTGTCATAAAACTGCTCTCTTTGGCTAGTTTGTAAGCCTCATAGCGCTCTTTTATGTTAGCTTTGACTATTTCTTTGACGTCAAACTCAAAAAAGTAGTTTCTTTTTTCTCTTTCTAGCAGTAAATCTCGGTTTAAAGCGGTCTCAAATGCCTTAATTATTGGATAAATTGCAAGCTTAAACGTAGTATAAAAATCATCTTTTATGTGAAAAATGTTGTTTATTTCGTCTTGAAGCGTCTTTTTACTTTCATTCAGTTGCATCTCGACTGAAGAATTACTGGCTTCTTGGAATTCAAGCCCATTATTTAGCACAACTACGTTACTCTCATTATTTGCGTAGAGGTTTTGCCAGGCTTTTTTCAGGATGTTTATTTCATCCTGCCCTAATTTGCGCACAGACTTAAGAAAACCTTTTTTATTTCCACCGCTTTTTACCAGCCCAAGCTGATACAAAAGAGTCTGATAGGCAGTTTCTAAAGCCTTTGATAATTCTTCAGTGAGCCCAATACCAGTTGCACCATCTGTGGTTTTTCTTAAAAGCTTAATGAATTCATAGGGTCTGTATTCCTGCCCTTCAACTAAGATGGTGTATTTTTTGAAAATCGGCTTAAAGTTTTTAATAACAGAAATAAAAATCTCACGGACATAAAAAAGCCCCGTAACTTTGTTCCTGTAACGCCTTATATAGGCATATCCGCCTTTACCCATCAAATAATCTTCTACCATTGCTTTTTTGAATTGGAAGGCATCCAGAGTATCGCCTGTGTCACTGTTTAAAAGGCGTACACGTGGGTCTGAGTCCTGTTCTTCCACCTTGCCTTGCTTATATTTATAGAGCTTTACAGGCATAGAGGCTATAGTACTGGAAATTAAATCCACAGCACCTGCTACAGCTGGCAAAGTCATAGCTTTTTCGCGTGTTATAACTTCGCCTTCTAAAAGAGCCCTCAAAAGAGGGTCGCTAATAGGAGGTGTTATTGTTGTTTCTCTTTTTTGTACAACTTTTTTGCGTTTGATTAAGTTCAGAATATTAATAGTTACACCTCCTTATTTTTGACTTTTTCTTTTTTAGTCCAAGAATAAAGCCCTCTTATAGCTAAAATAAAGTAAATGAAAAATAATGCCATTTGTGCAAATTCACCAATTACAGCAAACCTAACAGTCATATACAGATTAGAAACTATCCAAAAAATAAATCCCCATTTATTCCTCTCTGCATTAATAATTGTGCCAGCTAGAGCTATACCGCACATTAAAAATGACAACACATGCCACATAATTTCGCCCATAAAAACCTCCTAAATTGTTTGTGCTAAAAAGTCCATCTGGTTTAATAAATTGTCTTTTTCTAAAAGGTAAACAGCATTAATCAAACTAACTACCATGTCTACCTTTCCATTAGATTTTTTCTTATTTACATACGTGTTTTTGTTTGTGTCATAGACGCACCGGGCATTTTGGAAGTTTATTTCCAAGAGTTTATTTTCTGTGTACTTAAACTGCCCTTTTAAAATTTTTTCTTTTAAAAGTTTTGTGGGTGGATGCAAGACACTTGAATGCTGCCGAATCTCTATAACGTTATATCCAGCTTTTTCCAGTTTTTGCGCAGTCGACATTGCATTATATCTGTCATACCCTATAGCTTGAACTTTAACTTTGTACTTTTTTTCTATAGAAAGTATGAATTTTTCTACTGCTAAATAGTCTATAACTTTAGTGCCACACGCAAAAACTTTGTCTGTCTTTACCAACTCCCTGTAATTAACTTTTTCCTTAAGCGTTTTTTCTAAAATTCTATCAGCGGGAAGAAACGCAAAACTTTCAGCCAAAATGCTGTCATCTTCATCTATAGAAACCATAGAAACACTGGTATTGTCGCCGCTTTCTGATAAATCCAGTGCTAGATAGACAACCCGACCTTCCCAGTCAATATCAGCTACCTTGCAAGACAAAACATCATTTAAGTCAATGTATGTCTCTGTGCCAATACCTTGATAGATTATGTTGCAGTGCTTAGTCACAAAGTTTTCACGGGCACTTTCTACCGATATTGCGTAAGCTCTTTTTTTAACTAGATCCTCAAAAATTTCAGGTATTTCTAATGCCACAGGATTTGCTTGCTTAAGTATCAAATCATCTGATTCCCAATTTTTTATATTATCTGGTTCGTACAAAAGACTGAACCGGGTTTCGTCTTCTACTACGCCATCTAAAACCTTTTTAGAGTACTTAATCTCATCTTCGAAAGGATTATCTATAGTTGGGTATTTAGTGGAAATTACAAAACCGATTTTGTTCAAAATGTTAAGCTGACCTGACCTCATTGCCTCTATCGCATAGCTACTTGGCAAAGCACCAACTTCATCTGCAATAAATGCATTTGGCAGTCTACCATCCATTCTGCTAGTTGAATACGAAAGCGGCGTATACTGCGTCATTTTAGGCAAAAACATTATGTAGTCTCTTAAGACTTTAAACCGTTTGTGCCCACCAAATTCATTAACAAGAGGGCTAGATCTAATTGTTTCGCTTATAGCATCCCTTATTTCACGCGATAAAGCCCCATCTGGAGCCACTGAATAAAACTTACTGAATTTCGGCTCTGTTAGAAAAAGCAAAATGAAAATTGTCGCTATAGTAAACGTGTTATGGGTTGGTGTAAAGTGTTTACCTGCTAAATACAGATGTTCTCTATCAGCTACCATTATGCATTTCGAAGGAACTTTTTCTATTGGTGTAATCCGAACAATGCTTTTAGCTTCCATCCTGGGCGAAAGTGTGTCTTTAAGTCTGGCAATTTTGCGTTTTAATCTAAAAACAGGCTTGGATTTTGGCGCAAAAAAAGAAATAAAGTAAACATCGCCTTTGATTTCGCCATTTAAAATAGCTTTGCGTTTAATAAGACGCGCTTTGAATCCAAGACTATTTATTAATTCTAAAACTTGCTTTGATAAAACCTCAGATTTTTGTATAAAAGAACACTGCCCTTTTAAGGAACAGCTGCCATCTGTATCCATCAAACCTTGTAGCAACGCCATTCTTTGCTCTGCAGAAGATTGCATATATGTAAGTGGTATGTGTTTGTTTTTTAAAAGGTCGTATTTTTTGAGATTGTAAATAAAACTGCCTTTATCAAACAAGTTGTTTTCGCGCTTATCAACCTTTAGATATCCCGCTCTGTTTTTGCACCCATGAAACTTGACTTTAAATCCACTAGCTTCATTTATATTTCCTGCTATTTCGTCTTTATCTTCATTTGAAACCGAAATACAGGTTCCACTACTATACCCGTTTCCTAACCACAATCCCAGCAAATAAGGGTCTATCAACAATCTCTTCTCTGGGAATTCAACCGCACCGTTCATAGGAACTCTGTATTTGTAGTCCGTGCCTTTACCGTCTTTTCTTTTCCTAAAATAATCTCTAGCCATTTCCTCTGTTGTTTTTTCGTGCCATCCACCCTTACGGTAAAATTTTGCCTCACCTGTACGTTTCCTTTTTTTTGTGATTGTTTTTCTGCTGCTTTTTGTGCAAACAGTCCAAATATGATCGCAACTTGCTTTTATAATTTCCCCGTCTTCAAATTCAACCTCATACATAGGTTTATTAAAAATTTCAGATTCGCCAATTACCTCTGTTGGCTTCCCGCTTCTTGAAAAAACATAATCACCTACCGAAATTTCTCCCATTGTCTTCCAACCATCTGGCGTGGGAATCGGTGTATCAAGGCTTAATGCTTTAAAGTTTTTCCTACAAATTTCTAAAACACCTGTTTCATACCTCCTCTTTTTAGGGTTATCTCTAAATACAGTACAAAAAATGGCTGTATAAAACAGCCATTGGTATCCGGTTGTGCATTGGTAAAGAGTCTGGCCTGCCTTTAAGCCCTTCGGCATAATTAACAGCTTTAAAATATTTTCTAGCTGACTCAATTTAGCTTCACTTATTCGGTATTTCTTATTTTTGCCTTCGCAAAGCTTTATAAAATCTAGCATCTGCTTTTTTACATATTTTGGCGTGGTCTCAGCGTCAACAAAATTTAAACAAAATTCGTAAGCTTTATTCTTGATCTTCAGGTTCATCATATCCATTCAGAATTTTCATCAAAGGATCTACTTGTTCTTGGCGATCTTCAAACTTAAAAGTTTTAATGATCCTAATTAGTGTTGACGCTGTTTTGTTAGACACTTCAGCCAAAGAGTTGTATCTGACTAAAGCTGGATGTACAGCTTTGTACGAAATCCCTTTGGCATCTTCCCTGGTAATAATTTCCCCGTCTTGCTCAATAATTGCAGCCAACCGTTCCATGCTCGCTAACATAAATCTGTAACGCTTAAAGGTTGTAACAAACAAATAGTTTGATTGAACACCACTTTCGCCAGCAATTCTGATTATCTCTTTAGCCTGTTTGTCTAATTGCGTTTTGCTCATTTTTTACCTTCGTTTCTGTATGAATATAACCCATTAGGACTTATAGCTAAGTAGTAATCTATAAGCCCGAATATATTTTGTTTTTATTTTAAAG